GATAAAATACACTTGACAAATGATAAAAAATCACTATAATATAATCAAATACGTAGATAAATTTTAACAATAAAATAGTAATTTTTTGACGGAGGTAATTAAAATGCACTATAGATTATTAATAAAATATTGGAATAAAAAGGAATTACAAGGGTTAAAGTTAAAACGAGCGGTAGAGATTATAAAACAACTAGAATTATGGGAGGAAAAATGAAAATAAGAGAAAATTATGCTGAGGCAACAATAAACGATAGAGTAAAAAACATAATGGAGGTATTAAAGAAATGGCTAACAATCAAAAAATAAAGATAAAAATGCTGGAAAACAACATAAACAATTATACGGAATTAGCAGAAAAACTAAATACTAATAGACAAAATGTTTATAACAAATTAAAAAACAGAACGAAGTGGAATTACAATGATATTCAAAAATTAATAGTTTTGTTAAATCTAACACCTGATGATGTTTTTGAGATATTTTTTAAAGGATAAAATATGAAAGTATATGCTGGAGTATATAAAGAAGTAAATTATTTGATAGGTGAGAATTTTGTAGGTTATATAGAAATACCAAAAAATCATAATTGGTATATGCAACCGATAAATAATTATTTAATAGAAACTAAAAACTATTTAGATACACCTATCATTTACAAAGATAAACACTATATAACATTTCAAATGTTAAATCCTGCTAATGATAATTTAGATGACGTTTTGGTTGAATGTAAAAACATTATAGAACAACTATGGAGGTAGAAAATGATTACCAAAAAATATATGGAACGTGAATTTACAATAAAAGAAGAAAATGGAATATATAAAGGCTATGTACAACTTGTAGAAACAGACGATATATTTACTCTTAACTATGTTGAGAAAATGACCTTAGTCGGAGATGATGAGGGTAATTGGGAGGCTATAATTGTACCTCAGAATCAATATGATAACAACCCTATTTATATTGAAAATGAATGTATGAATTTGATAACTAATTTAACAGATGACTGGATTTATGATGACTGGGATTATGACGATGATTATGATGATTGGTTTGATGATAACTATGATGAGGAGGACGACTATGAATAAGATAATGTTGACAGTGAAAGAAGCTAGTGCAATAACGAATATAGGGGTCGCAAGACTTAAAATGTTAATGAACGAGTATCCTGACTTTCCATATTTAAAAATTGGTGTTAAATACTTAATAATTGCAGATAAACTGGTGGAATGGCTAAACAACCACAGGGGAGAAGTGTTTTAAAATGCTGGAGAAAAAAGTTGAGAATAAGATAAAAAAATGGTTAAAAGATAAAGGATATTGGTATTTCAAGGTACACGGTAGCATTTATCAACCTAGCGGTATCCCTGATATTTTAGCTTGTATTAATGGAAAATTCGTAGCAATAGAAGTGAAGAGGAGTGAGGGGGGTATAACATCCCCTTTACAAAAAGCACAAATTGAAATGATAAAGAAAAATGGTGGAATAGCTGGTGTGGCAAATAGTATGGAGGAGTTTTTAGAAATACTGAAAGAGGGTAAATTGCTATGAAATTATATAAATATCAACAAGAGTTATTAGATAAATCATTAAAAAATTACATATACCCTTTGGATACTGGAACAGGTAAGACTATCATTAGTATCAATCATTATTGGAAACACGCACAAGGTAAGAAATTATTGATAGTTGCACCTGCTCAAAAAGTACGTGAGGGTGGTTGGGATAGAGAAATTAATAGGTTTGGAAATAAAATTGATTATAAAGTTATTAGTTACAATAAATTAAAAGATGTTAATGATGTGGACGATACGTATATTATCTTTGACGAATGTCATTATATTAAAAACTATAAAAAGACACAAAGAAGTAAACAAGCATTAAAATTATGCAAACAAGCATTTGGTTATTGTTTATTATCAGCAACACCTGCCTCTAATGGGTATCAGGATTTAGGTAATTATATGGCTATCTTTGGTTTTTATGATACAGGATATAAATATGAAAAAGCAAATGCGATAAAACGTTGGACTAATTATGGTTATCAGGAAATTATCGGTTGGAACAACACAGAATACATTGATAAATGCTGGAAAGCCATATCTAGTAAAGCACTAATGAAAAAGGATTGTGTAGATTTACCACCTTTAACTTTTGAAGAAAAATATTTTGACGCAGGAAAAGAGTATATTACTATCAAAAAAGACAGATATTACAATGGAATTTTATATGATAACACAAGTAAAGTTATAGCTGGTCTTAGACAGAGTGCAGGATTAAAAGATAAATTAGAATACCTAAAAGAATTTAGAGCGAATACAGACTCAAACATATTAATTTTCTATAACTTTAACAGAGAAGCAAAAGAGATTAAAAAGATAATTACTATTGATTATGAGGTTAGTGGTGGAGTATCTAAAATACCTAACTTTGACGAATATGATACCTTAAAAGGTAAGACAACATTGGTACAGATACAAGCTGGAGGAGCAGGTATAGAGTTACAGTATAACAGTGAAGTTATCTTTTTTAGTCCTAGTTGGTCTTATCAGGATTATGAGCAGGTGTTAGGTAGAGCATACAGAATAGGACAAAAGAACAAAGTAACAGTTTATAAGTACATAGGAAACAGAACAATAGAAGAACGTGTATATGCAAGACTAGATGAGAAAAAAGATTTTGCTGAGAAACTACTAACTGATGAAGACTTAGGAGGTAATTTTGATGATCAATAATAATGTTAGTGAGAACATAACGAAAAATCGTAACAAATATATAGGTGGTAGCGATGTACCTGCTCTATTTAACGTGAGTGAGTACAAAAGTTATTTTGAGTTAGCAAAAGAAAAAGCAGGTTATTTAAGAGGTACATATAAAGGTAGTCAATATACAAGGTATGGTCAATTGTTAGAGCCATGCATTAGAGACTATATAAATGCAATCTATAATTTAAAATTTAGAGAAAATACCGCAATAGACGAAATATTAGGATTGAGAAGTAATTGCGATGGGTTAGATAAAGAGGCTGGATTATTGCTAGAGATTAAGACTAATGGTGGAAATAGAAAAGATGTCTTTGATTATATCTTACAAATGCACTTGTATATGTATCAATTCAACGTCAATAAAGGTTATTTAGTCCAATACAAAAGACCTGATGATTTTTATAAAGGGTATGATTTTGAGATACACAACACAGATGATTACTTTAATCTAGATTTTGATGAGACAAGAATTACAGTTACAGAAGTTGAAAAAGATGATAATTTAATAAAGGAAATATTAGATAAAGCCAATATTTTTTGGAATGACGTTGAAAGATTAAAGAAAAATCCTGAGATGACTGAGGCTGAGTTTTACTTTAAGAATGAAGTAACAGAGTACAGAAATACAGTAACAAAACTGAGTAAATTAGAAAATGAATTACAAAAATTAAAAACAATAGAAAATGAGGCTAAAAAACAGAGAGAGATTTTGTATGATTTAATGCAAAAGTATAATGTAAAGTCGATGGAAACAGAACATTTACAAATAACAAAAGTAAATCCTACACAAGCAGTAACAATAGATAGTAGTAAATTAAAAGAAGAACAACCAGCATTAGCTGATTTATATAGTAAGGTAAGTAATAAAAAAGGGTATATAAGAATAAAGTGTAAATAAGGAGGAATTAAGATGAGAGAATTAATGGTAATTGATGAAAGAGTGGTATTTGAAAAGAATTTTAGAGTGTATGGAGATTTTGAAAACCCATTATTTTTAGCAAAAGATGTAGCTGAATGGATAGAATATGATAAAGACAAAGTTGGTCAAATGTTAAATACTATTGATAATGATGAGAAAATGACCTCACCGATATATTATAGTGGTCAGGTTAGAAATATGTGGTTTGTTACAGAAGATGGATTATATGAGATTTTAATGCAAAGTAGAAAACCAATAGCAAAACTATGGAAAAAGAAAGTAAAAGAAATACTAAAAGAAATAAGAAAAACAGGTAGTTATTCAAAACCATTAACACCAGCTGAGCAGTTATTGGCACAAGCTAAATTAATGGTGGATATGGAAAATAGACTAAACATATTAGAAAAAAATAATGCTAGACTAGAGAATAACCTAAGAAGAACAATAACGAGTGATTATTTTACTGTAATAGGATATGCTAATTTTAGAGGTATTAATGCAAATGCATATAATAGCAGTGTTATTGGAAGAAAAGCAAGTAAAATTTGTAAAGATTGTGGTTTGGCAATAGGAAAAGTGATTGATAGTAAGTATGGAACAATAAATACATATCCATTGGACGTCTTAGATGAGATTTTTGAATTAATGAATTAATAGGAGGAATAATATGATATTACCAGCAAATGAACAAAAAACAGCAGATGTAACACCAAAAAATATATTGATATGGGGTGAATCTATGTCAGGAAAAACTTACTTAGCTAAACAGTTTGAAAGCCCATTAATCATCAATACAGATGGAAATGCAAGTAAAATAACAACACCTAGTGTATTCATTAAGAATTTTACTGAGTTTAAAGAAGTTATAGAAGAACTTGAAAAAGGTAAACATACCTTTAAAACACTAATAATAGATCTAATTGATGACTTGGAAACAATGGTTATAAATCATATTTGTAGTCTAGCAAAAGTTGAGAGTTTAGCAGATATTGCTTTCGGTAAAGGATTTAATACATTTAATTCTATATGGAAAAACTTAATGATGACTTTAACTCAAATGAATATGAATGTAATCTTTATATCGCATATAGTTGAGAAAATGGATGGACAAACAAGCTATCAAGCACCTGCATTATCTCAAAAATGTTTAAATGCCTGTATGGGTAGATGTGATATTGTAATTAAAACTCAAAAAATCGGTAATAATTATATAAGATTATGCACTAACAAAAGAGAAGCATACAAAGAAGAAGACA